TCTAGACAAACTCGTCAATATTTAAACGAAGTAATGACCTATGCTACTAATCTAGCTAAGTGGTCTGCTGCTGATATATATTGCCAAAAGAATAACTACGAGTTCAAAATTATCACGGAAAAAGAACTAAATATTAAGTATTAGACCAACTAAATATATAAGATTTGAACATCAAAAGGACAACTGATGGCTTCCGTAACGGACAAATATATTTTTACTTCAATCCTAAATCGTGGGATTAAGCAAAATATTATTCCAAATAAGACACAAGAAGCCAGAGATTGGTATAGAAGCCGTGCGAGACGAGCATCAGGCGTAAGTGAAGCACGTCTAATGAGCGAAAAGGCTGCGGAATTAACTAATGTTGTTATTCCTGGTAAGATGTACTTGTTTATGTATGACGCGAAGACAAAAGACAAACTACCATACTGGGATGCGTTTCCTTTGATATTTCCAATTGAATATACTGAGAATGGTTTCTATGGTCTTAACATGCACTATCTACAACCTATGTTGAGAGCAAAACTTATGGATGCTCTATACAGCATAACTACCGATAATAGATATGATGAAAAAACAAAAATTAATTTAAGCTATCAAGCTTTGCAGTCTATAGCAAAGTCAAATATGTATAAGCCGTGTCTAAAGCGATATTTGAGAAGTCACGTTAGGTCTAAGTTTATTTTGATACAGCCACAAGAATGGGACATTGGATTGTTTTTACCAACCGAAAGATTCCAAAAAGCCACAAACCAACAAGTTTGGTCAGACAGCGCAAAGGCAGCAAAATAATGTCATTTAACATTGGAGATTTCTCTAAAAAATTTACAGGTTATACTAGATCAGCACACTTTGAAGCTTCCATTACTTTACCAGCATGGGCGCAAGCTAAAGGATACCAAGATTCTGATTTTTTAAAGCTTAGATGTTATTCTGTAAATTTGCCAGGAACTGACGTAGAACTATTCAGTGCTAGAACAAAGGGTTCTGGGGCATCTGAGTTTTTTCCTATTGGTGTAAACTTTTCTCCGATAAACATGGTATTTTTTAATGATGAAGACAGTAAAATTTTAAAGTTATTTAGAGAATGGTCAGCAAATATTGTTGATATTGGACAAACAACTTCTGATGAAAGCTTTAGAATAAACTATCGTTCTGATTACTTGTCTACCATAATCATTGATCAGTTCGATGGTGTTGGAAACATTTCTGCTAGATATACTATCAAAGAAGCCTTTCCAGCATCAGTGTCAAGTGTAAACTTAAACTGGGCTGCAACCGACCAAATAACCGAATTGCCCGTTACTTTTGTTTACAAGAGTTTCTCAATTTCTGATTCATAAAGGAATTATTAATAATGTTACCTAAAATTGATTATCCAACATTCACTGACATTCTTCCATCTACTGGTGAAAAGATTACGTTTAGACCATTCCTAGTAAAGGAAGAAAAGATTTTACTATTGGCTCAACAAAGCAATGAAGTTGAAGATTCTATTCGTGCAATGAGTCAAATTATTGGCAACTGTGTTCTATCTAAAATTAATATTGACGATCTTCCTATTTTTGACATTGAATATCTATTCTTAAAATTAAGAGCTAAGTCTGTTAATAATATTGTAGAACTAAAATATAAAGATAATGAAGACAATAAGATATATGATTTTGCTCTTGATCTTGATGATATTAAGGTAACAAAAGACCCATCTAACAATAAGACTATTCAAATAACAGATGATGTTGGTATTGTTATGAAATATCCAAATTTCAAAATGATGATTAAATTCACCGAATTTGACGAAAATGATCCAGACGAAGTTCTAGAAGTTGTTTCTGAATGTATCGAGAGCATTTATAATGATGATTCAGTTTATAAGGCTAGTGAACATACGATAGAAGAAATGAAAGAGTTTCTGTCTTCTCTTTCATTACAACAGATGGAAAAGATTTATGATTTTTTTGAATCTCTTCCAAAGATTGAACACACAATCAGCTATATAAATAGTCTTGGAAACAATAGGAGCATTACTCTGGAAGGAGTTAATGATTTTTTTCAGTAGGGCTAAGTCACAATACATTAAGTAATTTTTATGTATTAAACTTTAACTTAGCACACCATCACAATTGGTCTCTTACTGAAATAGATAACCTAATTCCATTTGAACGTGATATCTACGTTATTATGTTAAACGCACACCTAGAAGAAGAAAACGAACGATTAAGAAATGGCGGATAACAAAATGATCTCACCTAAATTAGTTACAGATTATCTAAGCGGAATTATGAAAGACGTTGATGGTAATCCATCATCAAAAAGATATGCAACTTTAATTTGTTTGATTGCAGTTCTTATTGCTTTTTTTGCAAATTTATTTGGAGGCTTCAAGATAGATCAGTTTATCTTTGATGGCGTTCGTGATCTTGCTATCGCTGGACTAGGATTTACTGGTCTTGAGAAGTTTACAAAAAAAGTTGTTAGAACTGACGGCACATCGGACCCTTCATAAATCATGGCAAATAACCAAACTCCCATAATACTCGGTAAAAACGAATCTTACATCAAAAATGATGCGGGAGTTTGGGTTGACACTAAAAGTAAAAAACCAGTAACGACAGAATTTTCCAAAATGTTGGATCAAGTTTCTGCTCAAATGGAGAAAGATTCACCAGCAGAAACTAGTGCTCCTTCTTCAACTTCTTCTGCTCCAACTTCAACTGTAGCGGGAAAAGCGAAAGCAGATAGTTCGCCTAAAGCACCAACAACACCAAATCTTCAAACTAAAGAAATGCAAAATACTTTCAAGTCTTTAATTCAGACTATGAAAAATTTAAATAAATCAATAGGTAATTTAAATGATACCTTAGATACTACTATTGGAACTGCTGTACAACCAGATCAAGGCAAATCTAAAGAAACAGATTTTACAGCACCAACAGAAAAAATGACTTTTGGTGAAAGACTAAAGGCATCTGCTAAAGAACGTATTGCCAAACAAGGTACTATTGGTGAAAGTTTTATTAAAAATTACCAAGAATTACGTGGCAAACCTGAAATTGTAAAAGACGAAGCCAGCGGTAAATATTTTAATACAAAAACTAAAAAGAACATTCTGAAAAAGATTATCTTGCCGAACAAGAAAGATTTAGAAACAGACCTAGCCGAATGGAAGCATTCAAGACGGCGGGAGTAAAAGGTCTTGGACAAGGACTAAAAACTGTTGCTGAAGGCGCAGACATTACTGGAATATATGCCAGAAGTAATGAAATGCAAAGAGAACAAGAAACTGCTCAAAAAGAACAAAATAGAGTTCAAGGTCTCAAAGAAGAATCTGCGGGAAAAGCTACTGATGCAAAACCAGCACCTTCTGGTCCATCTGGTTCTTCCAGAGGTAAAGGAAAAGATGTTTCTATTGTTAGCATTTCAGATTCTGTTGTTACAAAATTAGCAGATGCTATAGCTGAAAAGCTAAGTTCTCTGATGCCTAAAGGTGTAACAGAAAAACAAACAAGAGACACTAGTGAAAGAGTTGCTAATCAAACTTCAACACAACCTACACGAAAACCATCTGAAACACCAGAACAGACACAACAGACAGAACCTACATCAAAACAAACAAGAGACACTAGTGAAAGAGTTGCTGAACCTGTTTCACAACAACCTTCTCAAGTATCTGAAACACCATCACAGACACAACAGACACAACAGACAGAACCTACTGCAACTCAAAAAAGAGATTCTAGCGGAAGATTTACTAAAAAAGATGCTGAACCTGTTTCACAACAAACAGAACCTACTGCAACTCAAAAAAGAGATGCCCGTGGTAGATTTGTTAAAAAAGATGCTGAACCTGTCTCACAACAAACAGAATCTGTCTCAGGTCAAAAAAGAGATAATCGTGGTAGATTTATTAAAAAAGATGCTGAACCCGTTTCACAACAACTTTATCAAGTATCTGAACCCGAAACACAGAAGCCTTCTCAAATATCTGAGCCTGTCTCACAACAACCTTCTCAAATATCTGAACCTGAAACACAAAAAGCTGAACCTGTTTCGCAGCAATCTTCTCAAGATTCAGAACCACGAAAAAAACAAAAATCTAAACCTGAAGCAAAACAATCTTCTCAAGATTTAGAACCACAACAAAAACAAAAAGCCGCAACTCAAAAAAGAGATGCTCGTGGTAGATTTATTAAAAAAGACGCTGAACCATTTATTTCAGAAACAAAAAAAGCTGAAAGTCCACTACAAAAAGCATTTTCTAGAAAAAAACAATTGAGAGGACCTGACGGAAGATTTATTAAAAAAGAACAATCTATTTTAGGTAAAAAAGGACAAGAACTTTTTTCAAAAATTACTGGAGGAAAAAGTGGAGGTATTATTTCTAAAGTTTTAGGAAAAGATGCTGGTTCAAAATTTGCAGGAAAAAGTTCTAGTGGAATAGTTTCAAAATTTATGCAAAAAGAGGGATCATCAGTTCTTTCTAAATTTGCAGGAAAAGAAATTGGACAAGTTGGTGGAAGAGGATTAGCCAGAGTAGCTCAAAGAGGACTACTAAAGGTTGGCGGTAAAGGTTTGGCTAAAATAGCTGGTAAAGCTGTTGGTAAATCATTATTGAAGAAAATACCTGTAATTGGAGCACTCGTAGGCGGCGCATTAGCTATTGGTCGTCTTATGAAGGGTGATATTGTTGGAGCGGGTCTGGAAGCTGCCAGTGGTCTTGCAAGTACTGTTCCTGGTGTAGGAACTGCGGCAAGCGTTGGTATCGATGTTGCATTGGCTGCAAAAGATGCTATGAGCGCACCACAAGAAGATGTCCCACCAGATGCAGTCCCTGCACCAAATGAAAATTCACAGCCAGATATGAAATCTGCTTTGGGGTCTGCCTTTGATAAGGGTGGGGTTAGAAAGTTTGCTGATGGTGGTATTGTCGATAAGCCAACATTATTTGGTTATGGCGAAGGCAAGAAGGGTCTTATGGGCGAAGCTGGAGCAGAAGCTATTATGCCACTTAAGCGTGGACCTAGTGGAAAGCTTGGTATTGAACAAGTAAAAGCACCAGACTTTGATAAGAAGACAACCGATCTTGCTAATAATACTGGCAATAATACTAAAATGAAAGAAAAAGGAGGAAAAGGAGACAAAGGTTCTCCAACAGTAACTTCTATTTCAACAACAAATGTTAACAATAACAATGAAAATAATGCTATCAATATGCCAACGGCAGGACCAAGAGGTTCATTAAACATAGCATATTACGCATAAAAAAAGAGGGGACCTAAATCCCCTCTTCTCTATCTAGTCTTCGTCAGCTAGCTTTTGAAAATACTTCATGACATCTTCATCATCATCGTCGTCATCTGTAATAACTGGTACAGACTTCTTCTTTGTTGGCTCAAATGGTGGAATATCATCGTCGTCTAGAGTTTCATCAATTGTCTTCTTTTGAGCAGGAGCTGCCCGACGAGCAGGAGCCTCATATTCATCTTCAAGAACAAGAACCTCAACCAAACGCTTCTTTAGTTCTGCGTATGGCTTATACTTGCTGGGGTCAATAAACTCACCGAGACCATATTCCTTACCCCAAACTGCTTCTAGTTCTTCATCATCATCCAATAGTGGAGAAGAATCAGAGAAGTCAGACTTGTCGTAGTTACGATATCCTTCAACCTGACGAATCTTAAGACGGAAGTTAGCGCCTTCCCAAAGATCAAAAGGATTGACCGCAGTCTCATCAGCAAACTGAGGATTCATAAGATCGTTTAGCTTATCGAAAATCTTCTTGCCATACTTATAAAGGAATACCTTACCCTCATTAGCAGGATTAGCTGGGTCCTTAACAACATAGATGTTGCTAATATAATGAAGACGGCGCTTTTGAGTACGAGCTTGCTTACGCTCTGGAGAATTATCATCATCAGACTTATTCCACAACTTGCTATTAAGTTCTGAAACAGGATCAGTCTGACCAATGGTAGTCAAAGACTTTTCAATATACCACTTGCCAGTTGGACCCTTAAATGCGTGATCGAAAACACGAACGAAAGGAACATCTTCATTGGCGGGAGCAGGAAGGAAACGAATAGTAGCAGAGCCATTGCCTGTCTTATCGGCAGTTGGTTGCCAGAAACGATCATCATTACCACTACTGGAATTAGTGGTCATCTTCTGTAGTTCTTGAGTTAGCTTCTCAAGATTGTTTTGGCGACCCTTCTTGAGGTCAGCAAAAGATGTAGTTTTTGTCATATGTAGTACCCTCTTATTTTTGTATGATTTGTATCCACAGTATTCATTATATGCTGGACACTTGGTCCATTTGTATATAGTACTCTATTGTTTAGAGAAAGTCAAGCCCTATTGTAGAAGAATTGCATATTTTTTTGTCTTTGCCTTACGATCTTCAAGACCCAATGTACCACCATTAATTCTTTTTGACACGATAGTAATGGTAGCATCATCAACGCCTTTATCGCATATTGTCCAGAGATTGTTCTTATCAAAGAAGAATATAGCAGATTCGAAAGCAAGTTCTGTTGCAACAATATCAGGATTAGTCATAACATCTGGGCGATTGATATGAGAAGAAAATGCCTGATAGTTAGCTTTACCTGTTAACTGAATAGCACCACGACCACGATATGTCCAACCATCGCCAGATGCTTCATCTCCATTGCCCATACGATTAGCATAAACTTTGTTAGCTATCATTACTGTGTTGTGAGCATATTTTGAAGCAGTGGCGGTGTCTGGGAAATACTTCTTGAAAGTTCCAAGCAATCCTTCAACGGAGTAGTTTAAATTTTCAGAGAATAATCGAAAGTCGCCAGTTTCATGTGCTGTCTGTGCGAAGAAGTGGGCTGCACGATTATTGGTTAGATTAAAAAACTTCGCAGCAGCCTGTAAAGTTCCTTTACCGAAAGCACCATCGGCAGTTACACCTATTTTAGTTTGTAAATCTTTGATTGACATGCATATCTCCAGTTGAGTTTTTGCATGTATTTATCAAGTTGTTGTTTGATATTTCTTCAATCAAACCTTCGCACTCAGGACAACATTTATTGTTATCTTTTATTGAGTTGATTTCGTCGAGGTATCCTATCCAACTGCATCTGATACACTCAACATCGCCCAACTCTATTCTGCTTTCTTTCGCTGTATCGTAGTCTTAAAGAACGCGCCTAAAAGAATAACAGCACACCAAGTCTTCCAAGTAAGTTCGACAGCAACGTATGCACCAAACAAAGTATTCCAAGCCCAAATAGTTAATATTGGACTAATAATAGCTAATAGGACAAACAATACGATAAGTCCGATTGCATTAACAAGTTCACCATATTTCATTTTATTTCTCACTTATCTTTATTTTTGATTTCGATTAGTCGTTCTTCAAGGTAATGTTTAGCAGCTAGCATTTCAATAGATTTCTTTTCAGAAACATTATTATATTTCAATACTGTTTTTATATTATTGATTTCATTAACAAAAACGGTACTGATTTGAAAGTCTACGCTACTGAGCATTATATATCCTTTGATGTTGGTACGCGAGACAGGACTTGGTATGCGAGACCGGGTTCGAACCGATAACTGTTCTGTTATGAGCAGAAGGTTCTACCAATTGAACTACTCGCATTTAATTTCTTTTTTATCCAAGTATCTCTGTGAACGAATGTCAAGTATTAATTTAGATATATCCAGCAATCTTATGTGCCTGTCGAGCAACACCAATACTAATATCTCTATGATATGGGAGAAGAATTGGAGTTGGCTTATCTGGATGTTTAAACTTTTCGTGGTTTGTTCCACCACTGGAAACCCAACCATCTCTAGACAGCCTTCGTCTAAGGTCAGGACCATCTGTTGATATAACGGGTCTTTTCTCAACAATAAACTCTTTAAAAGATAACATAATTCAATCCTTTTTATTGTTATTTATGAGACTATAAGGCTTTTTAAAAAAGCACAATTAGCTCGACCTCGGTTCCATCCATGTGGGATTTCTTCCGACAATTTTATTTTTTTATTATTAGTTCCATCAGTTATCCATTTAGAACCATATTGAGAATTACCACTACCAGATTGAGCAGATGATGTTATTGCACCAATTTTTTTCTTAGTTTCTTCGCTATGAGTTTTGCCCGTAAATGCCCCATCATGTGTCGAATAATATCTTTTTTTACTTTCGCTCATCAAATTTATTTGTTCTTGGCGATAAACTGAATCATCAAGTAACTTTTTTGATCGAGTATTTCTGCCTTTTTTTAAACTTTCTAAAGAACTTTGTTTATGAGAATCGCCAAAATTTAGTTTATTTTCATTTATATAACTAAATCCACCTTGACCACCTTCACAAATATTATAGGTATCTTCTCGTAAACAAAATTCTTTCGATACTAATTCTTTTTCTTTAGCATTCATCTCAGATTCTTTATCAAAAACAAACAATATCTCTTTTACAAAATTATCTACACCATATTTTTTTATGGAATGTAATAGATATTTACCTGACCCCATATAATCGTCGTCTAAGTTATCAGTTTTATGTTTTCCGATATAAAATTTGTTATTAATTTTGTTAGTTATTTTATAAATTGTATAGTGCATTTAAAGTTCCCGAATATTCAATAAGTCTTACCTATGCTTATTTATAATATTCGGGAACTGATGCTGGACAGGTAGGGTTCGAACCTACGACATTAGAGTTAACAGCTCTACGCTCTACCAACTGAGCTACTATCCATCAAAACTTAACCTAGAACGGCTACTACTACAACAGTTACTAGAATTGCAATATAACACAAAATTGCAGGAATAGCAACTTTTAAGAATGTTTCAGTCTTCATTTTCTTTCCTTTTATATAGTATCGTCTGTTAAGACATGTAAAGATATTCCATCGTCTTCTAGATAAGACCAACCACCCCCAACATAAGCGCAGTATAATCCACCTTGTTCATTTATAAAGTGTTCTACTTCTTCTTCTGTTACGCCTTCTTTAACTTCCATATCAAACATAACTGATAATGTAAGTAAGAAATAATCATCAACAGCACCACATCGAACTGTAGAATTTTCTGGTGTTAGTTTAATCGTGAAGTCTTCATTATTTACAAAAATATCAGAACTGCCTTTATCACAATTAGACCAAATCCATTCAAATTCCAATTCAGGCAAAGCCTTTACGGCATTCTCATGTAATCCTGCTTTAGATAATTTGATGGCAGTACCGATAGCATATCGTGTACTTACTTCAAAAATGTCATCCAAATTAATTGAACCACGTTTCATGTAGAATTCAAACTTCACAGTATTTTCTTTCTTTAGAATACCCCTTGACTTTCGCCAAGGGGTATCTGAGGTGTTGCCACCCTCGCCAATTCAGCCGAAGCCGAATTATTTAAAACTTGCGGACTAGCTGTAGACCAACTTGGTCAAAGTCAACCGCACCAGTGGTACGATAATACTGAACGCCGAGACCGAAATCCTTATTAACAGCATAAGTTAGACCAGCATTTAGACGATCTTCATTAAGATCACGAGTTGTCTCTAGACCTTGACGATGGCGATAGCCTACTGTTGCAGATAGAGGACCAGCAATTTGCTTGCTTGCCTTAACACCAGCACCGACAAAGTTAAAATTGTTGCCTTGCTTGAAAGAGCTACCGAATTCACCGTAAGCAACTGGAACAACACCGAACACGTTAATCGTAGGAGTTTCTAGACGTGAAGCGAGCTTCGAAGTAATTGCACCTTCATGTTCGCCTTGCTTTACAGTAAGCTCTGTAGCAAGATTAAGTTTTGTGAAGATCGGAGCAGGAGCAGAATACTCTAGCTTATATTCACGAGAATCAGTAGTATTACCACTAACATCACCAAAACGAACTTCAGAAGTGACTGAAGCAGCCATTACAGGAGCAGCAATTGCTAGAGCAGAAACGGCAGTTAGAGCCAATAGTGTATTCTTCATATTGTATTACCTTTTATTGTTAATATTATTATATGGTGATATCACCATGATCAGACTATAACACGACAAAATGCTAAAGTCAAGCACTTTTTTACTATATTAGCTCTTTAATAGTAAAGGCAAACCACACATCTAATTTAGTAGAATTATCAACTCGTCTCATACACAAAGTAAGCATATTTGGAGTTCCTCCGCCATGCATTGATGCAGGAGCTTCATCCGCAGCGGCATTTTTACCAATTATAATACCGCTATGTCTCATTATTGCTCCATTCGGAGTAAATGTATTTCCTGCATTAGAAGAATATTTGTCTTGATATACACGATATTGACTGTGAACACCAAACGTAGTCCAAGCAGGTACGGCAGCACCTGAGATTGTTATATCACCTTCATACCATTCGTATATAATTGTACTTGCACTTGCATTATTATTACCGATTTCATATTCGACAATTTTAATTAAATCTGCGAGATTGGGACTACCATTTTTAAAACTAACAACAGGACGCATAGTATCGTCCATAGTCCAACCACGATTTGTGTTTGTTGCATGGTTGTTAAAAGAATATAAATCGCCAACTTGATCTGTAGTAATAATTGTACCAGTAACAGGTAACGGAGCAGTATTAGTAATAGGTGAATTGTTACTATTATTGATTGATACAGCGTT